TTATTGCTCAGCTTCCAAACACAACCGCTGGTCGCGATGCTTCAGAATTGCTACGCCGTGGCGATGTAGATTCCATGAGCTTTGGATTCAGTGTTCCAGCTGGTGGAGACGACTGGTCAGCAGATGGCTCAGAGCGCACTCTACGCTCAGTCCGTTTGCACGAAGTTAGCATTGTGGCTTTCCCCGCCTATAGTTCTACTGCTGGCACTACAACCGTCCGCGGTCTAGACAAGGTGGCCGAAAGAGCCAATGTTGACGCAGATGCCCTGGCTGACGCCATCGTCAAGCTAGAAGAAGGCAAGGAGCTTTCAGAAGACGAAGGCCGATTACTAAATCAGGCAATTGATTCTTACACCATCAAAGAAGAAAATTCAGTTGAAGGTGACTTGGATGCTCTAAACCTAAAGAAACTAAAACTCAAACTATTGATGGGAAACTAATATGGCAACTAAAGAAGAAATCAAAAAGGCAATTCTCGCAGTTGCCGGAAATCCAGAAGCAGGCGTAATCTTTCAGCTTGCAGACGCAATGGCTGAAGCAATTGTTGGCTTAGATGCTCCGGTTCGCTCCGCAGCCCCCCCCTATGAGCCAACCAAAGAAACTCGCGTACTCAAGGCTGAAGAAAAGCGATAGCTTTATCGCATTAGCGAGTTCCCCCAGAGTCCCTTTCCTCTGGGGGTTTTCTTTTTAATGTGGAATTCAGGGGTAAAATTTATTTATCGGATGTGAGTCAGCTCTGCCGTCATTAGTTTGCGTCAGCGCAACTATTCATATGTAAACAATCAAATAGGAGACTAAATGTCTGAGTTCGTAAAGGCTCAGCAGGAAATCCGCGCTAACCTGACCGAGCAGATCCGCGATGTAATCGAGGGTGCTGAGAAGGAAGGCCGTGGACTTGACGCTGCTGAACTAGAAAAAATTGATCGCATTGAGGCCGACATCAAGCGTGCTGACGATGCAATCGCAGTTGCCAAGCGCAACGAGGAGCGCGCACTAGAGGCTTCTGTAGCTTCTAAGGGCTTTGCTCTACCAGAAATTTCAGAGCGCAATGCTTCTGAAGTTCTACGCGAGATTGCTGCTACCCGTGGCACTCACACCTTCAACCGCGAGGAAAGAACTTTGGTTCCTTCCACAAACACCGTTCCAAAGTCGTTCTACGATGAGGTATTCGATGTTGCTCGTCTTGTTGGTCCAATGCTGGATGTTGGCCAGAGAATCAACACCGCTTCTGGTGAAGACATCACTCTACCAACTCTAACCGCCTACAGCACTGCGACTCTAAAGGCCGCTGGTTCTGCACTCGCAGAGTCAGAACCTACCTACAGCTCCATCACTCTAGGGGCCTATAAGTATGGTCTGCTCATCCCAGTAGCCAACGAGCTGATCGCTGATGCTGGATTTAACATCTCTGCTCACCTTGCTGAGCAGGCTGGTAATGGCCTAGGTTACGCAGTAAACACAGCGCTGACCACTGGAACTGGTTCTGACCAGCCAAATGGTGTTGTAACTGCTGCTGGTTCTGGCATCACTGGTGGAACTGGTGTTACTGGTCAGTTCACCGCTGACAACCTGATTGACCTACAGTACTCACTAGACGGAGCTGCTCGCAGACTTGCTGGTGTTGCTTACATGGCAAACGGTTCTTCAATCGGCAAGATGCGCAAGCTAAAAGACGACAATGGTGCTTACCTTTACACCGTGAATGTTGGACAGCCTGACACCTTTGCTGGCTACCCAGTAATTGAAAACCCAGCTATGGCATCAACTGGTTCGGCTGCAAAGTCCGTGCTATTTGGTCACTTGCCAAGCTACAAGGTCCGCGTTGCTGGTGGCGTACAAGTTGCAACTTCAACTGACTACGCATTCAACACCGATGTAACCACCTTCCGCGTAATGATGAGAGTTGACGGAGATCTAACTCACGCTTCTCACATCAAGTACTTCATCGGAAACGCTGCTTAGTTTCTGACGAAATAAGCGAAACCCCCGTAGTTCTAGGTTGCTGCGGGGGTTTCTTTTTGCTATGGTGAAGATATGTCAAAACAACCTAGAATTAATGGGGCAATTGCACTAGCTTCAAATAGCCCAGGAATGCCCACTGGGTATGGCAACCAATCTAAACTTCTAGCCGAGCGCGCAATTCAATCCGGTATGAAGTTTGCAGCGTTTTCTAACTATGGGCTAGAAGGCGCTCACTCCACCCTTGAAATCGCTGGGGAAAAAGTGCCTCACTATCCCAGAGGCTTTACAAACTACTCAATAGATGTACTAGAGCCTTGGTATGACGACTTTGCAAGTAAGCATCCAGACCGCAAGACAGTTCTGATGACCCTTTACGATGTATGGGTTTACAACGAACTCAAATTTGATAATCAAATAGTCAGTTGGGTGCCGCTAGATCACATCACGCCTCCGCCGAAAGTCATAGAGTTTCTACAGCGTGAGAATGTCACTCCAATTGCAATGTCACAATTTGGTCAGGAGCAACTGGAATCAGTTAGCGTGGAATCTATCTACATACCTCATGGGATTGATACAAAAATTTTTAAGCCGACACCACTTATAGATGGCACGCCTGCTAGACAGTTTATGGGCGTACCAGATGACACATTCTTGGTTGGCATGGTGGCCGCAAACAAGGCTAATGGACAAATTCATCGCAAGGCATATGCAGAGAACCTGCTTGCATTTGCAATCTTCCACAAGAAGTATCCAAACTCGCAAATTTACATTCATTCAGAGCCATCGCGCGTTTATGGTGGTTTTGATCTGGCAATACTTCTAAAATCAGTTGGATTAGATAAATCTGCTGTTCTGCTGCCAGACCGTGATATGTTGCGCACCGGCTATCCAGAATCAGTGCTTGCTGGCTTCTATTCTGCAATGGATGTTCTGCTTAGCACTTCATACGGAGAGGGCTTTGGCATTCCGACAGTAGAAGCTCAAGCCTGCGGTACGCGAGTCATCACAAGCAACTTCGCAGCATCCAAGGACTTAGCCTCAGAAGATAGCTGGAAGATAGAAGGCCAGCCATTCTGGGACGAAGCTCAATCATCATTCTTCTCTATACCTTCAGTCAACAAGATTGTGAATGCACTAGAGGAGGCTTATCACGCAGAACGCGGAGCAAGCCAGAAAGCCATTGACTTCGCTAGTCAATTTGATGTGGACCTAATCTGGCAAGAAAAATGGGTTCCATTCTTCACAAAGCTCTTTGCATGAGAATCGCAGCTCTAGCTCCATTCCCGTTTCACGATGCTGAATTCGGTGGAGGAGAGCGCATAGAGAATCTGCTAACTCGCGTAGGTGGTCAGGTGAGAGTCTTCGTGCCGAACTATGGGGGCGAAGGCAGGATGCAATATAAGAACCTTGACATCAGCTTTCATAAGATTCCAGAGGAATTGCGCAAGGCTGACTATGACCTGTCGGTAATCAACTCCGCAAAGGCGATGTTCGGTCAGCTGCTGAAAGACTATGACCCCGACCTGGTAATACTGGAACACCCATGGCAAGTCGAAGCGTTGGACGGTCAGAAGTTTATTTACGACGCACACAACAACGAAACTCAGATGAAGAAGCTGATTGCTGGCGAGGATGTCGTCAAAGAGGCAGAGCGAGTAGAGATGATGGCTCTGCAGGCCAGCCATGTGACCTACTGCTCTGAGGATGATGGACTTGCAGCCACAAACAAAACCTGGATATCAAATGGCACAAATATCCCAGCTATTGCAAACAAGATTGGTAAAGATAGCAAGACGCTGTTATTCACGGGAAGCGCTCATCCGCCAAACATCGGTGCAGCTATCACTTTGGCAAGCTTGGCTTCGGGACTACCTGACTATCAGATCGTAATAGCTGGCGATTGCAGCCGTTATGTAGAGACAGACCTACCAAATGTCAGCCTGCTTGGTCATGTCAATAAGCCAACCTTGGATTATCTATTCAGGTCTGCTCATGCTTTTGTAAACCCCATGGCAGCTGGTTCGGGAACAAGCCTAAAAGTAATCAAAGCCCTGAGCTACGGACTGCCGGTAATCAGCAGTGTTGTAGGGGCTAGAGGCTTTACAGAGGGCTGTATCATCGCTAAAACGGGCCAGGAGGTCATAGAAAAGCTTGACCTACTCCGTAGTCCTCTTTATTGGGAAAGTGTCTCAAAAGCCAGCCTAGAGCTTGCCAAAGGCTATTCCTGGGATGTTCTGGGAGCTAAATTCAATCAGGTAATTCAGTCAGCATGATTCCAGTCATCGGCTTTGCCACAATTACCAAATTTGACATGGCCGATAGGCTGCTGAAAAGCATAAATTATCCAGTAGAGCATTTAGTCATTGTAAATAACTCAGGTAAGCAAACTTGGCAGCCAATGAAGCCAGATTCAGTCGAAAAAATGTGGCATATTGAAGTTCCGTACGGCTTAGGGCTGGTCGGGGCCTGGAATCTTATTATCAAAGCGACTCCGTACGCTCCTTACTGGGTTATGGTCAATGATGACGCCTGGTTTGCTTCAGATGCGCTTGAAATCATCGCTAGAGAAGTAGATACAGAGGCTTTGAACTTTGCTCATGTAGATCAGACACCCTGGGCAGCCCCAATCTTCGGTGAAGGCTGCGTTAGACGAGCTGGACTCTATGACGAGGCCTTTTATCCGGTCTATTTTGACGACAATGACTACGAACGCCGCATTCGGAACGCTGGCGTGGAGGTGAAACAGCTATCAGCCCGAATTCATCATCAGCCGATGTCCACAAGGCAAGATTTTCACCATTACAACAACATAACCTGGGCAGCAAACGAGAAAAGATACAATGAGAAGATAGCTAATGGTGATTTCAGCGTTCACGGCTGGAGTTTGGATGTCAGAAGGGCAAACCGATGGGACTAAAGGTCTATACAGGCGGCACTTTTGACTTGCTACACGCTGGGCATGTCAATTT